AGATGCGATAACGCCAGTTAGTATCAAAGATTTCACGGTCATTAGCATCAAAGATATTGAAATCGCCACGAAGTTCACTAGCGGTTGGGTCAAAGCGTGATTGCATATAAGCAATTGCTTGTCCTGGTGAGATTTCTTTACGCTGTTTCCATGATTCTTGGAAGTCACCTGTAGCAACACCAGTAATAGCCGCTGATAAAGGCTCACGAACTGCTGCACCACCAGCCTCATAAGATGCTTGAAAGACTGGAAGGACTGCTTTACTTAATACAGCACCGCCTACTTTGCGAGGTATGTATGTTGCACCTGCAGTAGTTGCTTTAAATGTATCTCCAAGTAATTGGAAGGCATCGCCTGCCCAGTTCTTATCATTAGTAGTAATAGTAGCAAGGTCGTTCATTGCTGTAGCCCAGCCAATGTCATTACCAAAGTCTTTTACTGACTTTTCAGCCCAATTACCAATGTTGTCTAGAAACCCCATTAAAGAACGCCCCGCAAGTAACGAACATAATTGCGAAAAGCGTTAGATGCGGATGGGGATTCAGCAAGAATAGCAAGTGTTGGCAACGCTTGAATCATACGCTGACGGTCCTCTGTATTTAGAGTTGAGTTATTAGCGTACATAACTTCACTACCTGCGCCCTCAGTTCCCATATCAATACCAGTAGTTAATGGTTCTTCTGGGCGGTCTGTTGGTGCATCTAACTGTGTTAAGGATTGACCTGATGGTGCTCGTTGTGGGCGACCTTGAGATGGACCTGATGGCATAGTTGGAGATGCGTTCATTGCTTCTGCAGTTTGTAATTCCATCATTGCTTGATTATCACCATACTCGCCACCAGTCATAGCCATTGCTCCTTGGGTGCGTGAATTTCCGCTACCACCAGTTGCTGAAACAGCATAGTTATTCTGTGGTGCAGTTGGGCGAAATCCGCCACGGTTTTCTACCGCCATGTGCATCTCCTTTCCATTTAAGGTCAGTATTTAAAATTAGTGAGCAGTTTTTAAACTTACTCAGGTTTAAGGCTTACTTTGAGCCGTGTGTACCTGATGGTTGTGCTGAGAGCATTGTGACGGATGCGCCAGGCTTAGAAGCCTTTGGCATACCATCCTTGCGTGGTTGCTGTGTAACTGCCTTTGAGTTTCCAGCACCGCCCTGATTAGCAGGCTTTGATGCCTTACCTGGTTGGTTGTTTGGATACTTTGCTGTACTTGTATTCGCCATGGTTTCCCTCCTCCCCTAGATAGGTAGTCGCCGTGCGACTGTTGCTTGTAGATTAGCCTCACCACGAGCACCGAGAGATGCAAGTAGTGATTGAACATCTGGTCTACCGCCTGGAGCGATTTGTCCTGGAGCGATGCCTTGCATACGCCCTGTTTCGCTCAAGCCCATTGGAAGTTGCCCGTCACCTGCTGCGCTCTCACTTGGCATGCCCATAGATTCGGGACTTACTGAGCCAGGGGCTGCAGCAGGTGCGGGATTCTGAGGTTGGAACGCTTCTTGGATTGCTATTTCAATAGCAGTTCCCTTTTGGCGTTCGCTAATAACATACGAAAGTTTGCGTAGGATGTCGGATGGGTCTTGTCCTTGGCTTGCAAGGGCTGGTATTGCTTGTGCGTATGAAGCAATTGCTTGTTTCATAGCATCACGGAGTTCTTCTGTCTCTACCTTTTGTTCTTCATTAGTTGCATTGAAAGAGAAAGGCATCTGTCGGCGTAGGAAATCACGGGAAATCAACTTGTCACCTCGTGCTTGTAGTCCAAAGACCAATGCACGGTTAGGGTCAAGTCCTGCCATTAAGCCATATTGAATATCTACGGTGTAATCACCTGCAATATCACGGGCTGGCTTGTACTTAATGTCGTAAGGTGTTCCATTATAGACACCTCGTAGTTGTTTTTCTTGGTCTTTAAAGATTTTTTCGTCAACCTTTAGAGCAAGTCCTAACAATTCTGTAAATGTACGGGCAAACATTGCATGTGCAGTCTTGATTTGTGTATCAAAACCACCCATGAGTGCTTTAACACCCTGTCCTGTAATGATAGAAGCATCTGAATTACCAGTTCTTGCTTCTGGGAAGCGTGAGCCTAGGCGGAGTTCGCTTTCAAGAACTTGTGACTGTGCGAACACATTATTAGGTAGTTCAAGTGGGACTCTGCGAATCTCATTAGGCTTGCTTGAACGCATAATTGCATCTGGTCCAAGGGCTAACTCCTGACTGTCTAGTGGCATAGCAATAGGTGCTTGCACTGATTTGGTTGCTGCTTCAAGTGAAAGCAACGCATAGCGTGCTTTAGCAACTTGAATAGCAAGAACATCATCGAACTGTCCACGAGATTGGTCATCAATTGATGGTCGCATGACAACTCTAATCATGCACTCACCCATTACATTGGGCGCTCTATCTAACACAAGATTGTTTTTATTAGGCATAAAGATTAAATCTTGGTCTTTGTCGTGGAAACGAACAATCTCAGACATAGTAGAAGTGTTGTTCTTATCGTAAATAAGATGTGCTACTTCTGGATACTTAGCCATTAGTTCTTCTGTTGGCTTATTCATGCGCTGGAAGAACATAGTTACGCGACCGTAGCGGTCAATAACTGGGTAAGAACCAAGAGAATCAAAGAACTTAATGCGTGGCATATTCTCATCTATGTCAATTTCAACCTGTGCTGGAACGAATCCGTAGGTTACATAGCGGTCTGCGGCATTAAACATCTGTGATTGTAGGTCAGAGAAGTTAACAATACCGTTAACAATTTCTCCACGCTTATCTGCCTTCTTGCGGGATGCCTCTGATGCCATTGATGTAGATGTACATGAAAACGATGGTAGTGGTGCAATAACCTCTGATAAATCACGGGCTGCAATGTCCACCATATTTGCAACAATAGGGTTCTCGAAAGGACCGTCTGGGAAAAGGTCTGGGTAAACATCTCGCATCTTACCTTGACGAACTTGAAGAACTTGATTCATGCGTTGGTCGCGGTCGTCATACATACGGCGATAGCGGTCATAATAGTTCTTTACTTCTTCAACGGATAGTGCCATGTTCACCTCCTATCATTGTGTATATGCGTAATCACTTAAGTTAACGGTCATTTGTTGGTTTCGGTCATGTCTTGTTTGGAACATATTAAACGAGTTATGTGTACGAGCAAACATACTTGCGTTGGCAACTCTGTCTCGTACTGCTAGTTCTGCAAACCAGAACGCCATAACACAGTCAGTCTTTTGGCTTCGTGGAGCCTCTGGATACCAAGTAACCAGTTGTTCTATTAAAGCCTTTAATCCTTCGGATTGATGTGTAGATGGGAACTCAATTAAGGCATTGCCTTCTTCATAACCATGAAACAAGGTAGTAAGAGATGCCACACCAAAGTCTGTATCCCATTTGTTGTTTCCAGTATGATGTTCTTTGAGTGTGGCACCCCTTGTTTGTAGGTATTCTCGTACCTCGCGGTCCTGGGTGAGCATTGCTTGAAATGCATTTTTCTCTACACGCCACTCAGAAATTGAATACTTATCTGTCCAGTCTTTAATTAAAGTTCTAATGTCATCAGGTTTCATACCCTGTTGGTTTGACACATCAAGCACATACCTCTTTTGGGTAGAAACATCAATGCCAATACACACAGCAGCGGTATACCCAGCCATGGCGGGGTCAAGCCCAGCAACCACAATAAGCCCATCCATACCACTATGTCGGTTACCCGCCTTGTTCTTGGGGATGACACCAATGTTACGAGCGCCGTTAATAACGCCCTTGACTGCTTCTTGTGGGAAAGCACTATCTTCGTGAACTTGCTGTTGCTGATAAACCATAGCCCAGAGATTGGGCGACATCCGACTGCGTTTTTTAGTGAGCGCCTCACCTGTCCATTTGTCGTACAAACCATTAACATCTGGTACACCATTACCAGACACTGGGGGCATATTGGTTTTAGCCCAAAGGGTAACCCAATCCTTCGGTTCATCGGCAAACTCCAATACCGCAGGTTGAGCGAAGTAAGTCCAAGGAGAAGTTTCGTCTGGATAACGCATAGGGTCGCGGAGTTCGGAATATAAATCCTTAGGGCGTAATCTTGTGCCCACTACCAGCAATTTACCGCCATCGTAATCAATACGAGACATAACTTCTGATTGAATCCAGTCAATCTGTTTTTCATATTCATGGGCGTTGGTATGGTCAACACAGTCATCCATGATGATTAGGTCAGCACGGGCACCGTAGATATGTCCACGAATACCAATAGCCTGAACCGTTGGGTCTTTTTCACCAGAGTCACGAGACTCGGATGATAGGTAAATGAGGTCCTGCTTCCACGAATCAGAGTTCTTTTCAAATCCGCCTGGAGGTCCAAAGGCGAGGTGTAAGTCCTGATAACGAGGATGGGTGAGTCTGTTCTTTATGGAGAGCAGGAACTTTTGCGCCATAGCCTGGGTCTTAGAAACAACCATGATACGGATGTTAGGGTTTTGGCAAATCCGATAAACAGCATAGTTGACCGTAATGGTCGTAGACTTTGCGTGTTCGGGGGGAGTGTTTACAATGAGCAGGTCTTTATCGCCTGGCTCATAAATAATAGAGGGGTGCACATCCGTAGGCACTCTGGATTCCAATAAATCAATCCAATGGCGTTGATGTTCAAATACTTCTACCCCTAGGTACTTTTTTGAAAAAATTTCAAATGGGGGTACTTCTTCGGTCGGACCGCCTACTTCTCCACGGGCGGTCAGAGAGCGTAGTTTGTCTATACCTGCAGCAAAGTCAGGGTCTGTCTTACGGTAATACTCGTAAGTCTTGACACTTCTCCCAACGGCATCCATGGCTCGTTGGACCGAGTAACCTTGCATTAAAAAATCTATAATCTGCTTCTTTATGGCATCCGACTTATGGGATGCAGCAGTAACTCTTTTTCTTTCCATAGGCGTAGTAGCAACGCGAAATACATGGAGCGTTGCAGTTTATCCTTTCCTAACCGTAGGCTGTAGCCCTAAGGCGGAAGCCGTAGGTTAGGGCAATTACTAGGGGGCAGCCTCTGGGCTGCCTATCTGCTTTGTCGTAGGGCGACCATTATTTTGCCCTACATATACTATTAGGTGTCCAACGGACAGTTATTGGACACTTTATTTGTAACTTTTTTATTTATTTACTGCGCCACTGTAAAAGCGCAGGTCAGAGCATGCAGACCCCAGGGCTATCAAAGTTATGTGGGTAGATACACATACACACATACACACATACATTTAAAAACCTGGGGTCAAACATTTTGTGTTGCAATGCTTTTGTTTAAACATGCTGCTGATTTTGCAAACACTGCTGGCAAAACTAGGGCTGGCAAGGGCT